GTTTGGGGATCAAACCTCAGAGGTTTATGATAATGGTAAATGTATTTATAGTGGTGATACTTTATTGGATTACAGAGAAATGCCTATTAATACAGCATTGCGGGAACTTGGTGTCGTTCGTTCAAATGCAAAGGATGAATTTGACACGATCGGGTTGGGTAATTATCGATGCAATGAAGATTTTGTATAGTAAAAATTAACAATAAATAAAATAATACATGAGTAACAGAAGAAATGAAAAAGAACACAAATTGAACGGTCAAGTTAGATTTCCTGAAGTAAGGGTTATCGGTGATCATAATGGTGAAGTAATGTCAAGTTATGATGCAATGCAAATTGCGAAGGAAGAGGGTAAAGACCTTATCCTTATAACTGAGAATGCTAAACCACCGGTTGTTCGAATTGAAGAATATTCTAAATTCATGTATGACATAAGACAACGTGAAAAGGCTGCTAAAAAGAACCAGAAAAAGGTTGAAACAAAGCAAATCAAGTTATCTATGAACATTGCCGATCACGACCTTGGTATAAAAGCAAATAAGGCATCAAAGTTCTTGGAAAAGGGTAACAAGGTGAAGTGTGTACTTCAAATGAAAGGTCGCCAAAATCAAAACAAGGATATGGCAGAATTGGTAGTTCTCAAATTTGTTGATATGCTTGATGAATATGGTATCCCTGAAAATGTACCAAAGTTGAATGGTAATAAATGGGACGTTACAGTAAGGCCAAAATAATTTAAACATCCATATTAAAATTCCATATAAAAGTTATGTTTGATATGGATAAACTTAGTGATGAATCTATGGGATTCAATATGGATAAGCCCATATTTGTTTCTTATATTAATGTGGATGGACACGGGCGAAGCCGTGTAGATGAAAAAGTCCACCAGTTGGGCAACCATTACTCTTTATATGGAATGCAGTGTATCGTAATGCCAGTAACTGGTGGACAAGAAACCAAAGTCGATATATTGTGGAAAGGTGATAGTGTTGAAAAGTCAAGAATCAGTGATGGTGATGATTTAGAAACAATTAAAGAAACCCTGAATTTTATTTTAGATTTGATAGAAAGGGGCATAAGTGATGAAACACTTAAATCAAGACTCAGAGATTTACAATTGGGCAAAATATTAAATGATGGAGATAAGTAAGGAAGATTTCGAAAAACACATACGTTCGGTCAAAATAAATGATACCTTTTCAAACACGATAAAGGTAGATACAGAACGTTATAAAGAATTTAAGAATACACAGGAATATGAAATTTATAAAAAATATTATGATGGGAAAGCCATAACAGGTTCTATTGTTTTAAATCTTTTTGGTCTTATTGATAGGAGTGTTAAGGACATTGATATAATAGATGATGGTATTTATTGTTTCAACTATAATCATGTTGACCACTATTCCATAAAACCAAATATAGCGTATCGAGGTTCAATTTGCCACACTATGAATACTTGGTTCAGTATGAGTGAATTCTATGTAGATGTATTTCATGATAACAATAAGCCTAAAATAAAATATAAAGATTTGGTATTGGACCAACCACTGGAAATATTGAAAATGAAATATGAACTCATTGAAAGCAATCCCAAACACCTAGATGATATACGAAAGGTATTTTATGAAATGTCGGTCGATTTAATTTAATATTCATTAAATTAATTTGGATGTAACTAAACATTGTAATTGTTTGGTTATATAACACACATGACTATTTTTCTCGATTTTGATGGAACCGTAGTAGAACACTGCTACCCAAAAATAGGTAAGATAAACCCCGGGTCTTTCAAAGTTATCAATAAATTACACAATGCTGGTCATAGGATAGTTCTAAACACATATCGTGCAGATTGTGCTGATGGTACGAAAGAAGAGGCAGTAATGTTTATGAATAACTGCCCATATTTAGATTTTAACATATTGGAAACCACTTCTTTAAAGAAACCACCACCCCAATGGGAAAATCCAAATCCATCTAACATACTTATGTATATAGATGATAATTCAGTTGGGATCCCAATGAGGGATGGTTTCCATGTGGGAACAAAAATGGTGAATTGGGAGGAATTGGATAAACTATTTGAGAAAAATGGAATATACAATATGAATTAACTAACTAAAACTAAATAAATGGATTACGGAAAAGACTTTAAAAAATTTGCAAATTCGAATGGTATTGCATCAACAACATTATATGATGTGGAGAATTCACTAACACCTTATATTCTTGAAGAGAGGGAAATGAGGGTAACACAAATGGATATCTTCTCTCGATTGATGCGGGATCGTATTTTGTGGGTATCTGGTGAAGTTGATCAACGAATGTCTGATATTGTACAAGCACAGTTGTTGTTCCTTGACCAAGTAGAAACAAAAGATATTCAACTTTATATCAACTCACCCGGTGGCTCTGTTCTCAATGGACTTGGTATTGTTGATGTGATGGATTATATCAACTCAGATGTGGCGACAATCAATATTGGTATGTGTGCATCAATGGGGTCAGTACTCCTTTCATCTGGTACAAAGGGTAAGAGATCATCTTTGATATACTCTAAGGTGATGACTCACCAAGTTTCTCACGGATCACAAGGAAATGTTCAGGACACACGTATTAACCAAATTGAGGCCGAGAAGTATAACTACATTCTGTTCAAGATGTTGGCAAAGAACTGTGGAAAGACCTTCCAAGAAGTTCTTGATTTCTCTGAGAGGGATAGATGGTATAATTCTGATGAGGCACTTGCATTTGGACTTATTGATGAAGTAATAAATGTTAATGAGGACAAATCAAATAGTGTCAGTAGCCTACTTGAAGGTTTTGATAAGTATTATGCTGATCAAATGAAGAAAGTACAAAGTGCCTAAAAATAAATTTTGACATGTTCAAGTGTATAGAATTCTTATGAATTCTACACTTGATTGTGTTTTTGGTGTGGGTTTTGACCAAGGATAAAGTGAAAATAAACATGGATATGAAAGTAAATAATTATAAAAAATATTTAGACGGTGGCACTATTGAAATAGATACCGATGAAGGTGTTTATTGTTTAGATTATAGAATAGGTAGTAATACCAAGGGGAGGCTATTCAGAGGCTATCCTAAGGATGATCTGAGCAATCTTATATTGAACAGTGATAACATTACGAATGATATATTGGAGCAATTGAAAGATATAAAATAACAAGTATTGAGAACCTGAAAGATTGGAAAGATTGGAAGTTGAATTTAAGGGAGAATAATTTTTACTTTTTAGTATAGACCTTGAGACGAAGCACAACGACTCTAATAAAATTTAGTAGCTCAATCGTTACACTTAAATAGAAGCAGACAGCACCCATGCGCTATTCATTTTATTTATTTTTGTGGTGCGTTATTCTGTGAAATATGAAAAAAATTGATAAGATATTATTATTTATAATTGAGAATATACTGTTATTGTTTCCACTATGGTTATTAGTTGCGGTTTTACTGGGGTTTTTATGCAAACATGGTATTTAACGGTGTAAATATGCACCGTATGGAGTGCAACAGAATATGGGGTATATTTAGTGTTACCCATAGTACGGTTTATTAACAGACAAAAAATAAATTTAAGATAATGACTGATAGCGTAATACAATTTAATTATAGTGACGGGAATCACTTAACAACTCTATATATTAGAGCAAACACACATAACGAAGATTTTGTACCGGTTTTGGAAGAAATATGTACCGAAATTGATAATGCCGAAAGATTTAAAGGCGGTAGGCTGAATTGGGGAAATTTTTGTTTAGAAATAATTAAAAGATTGTGTGAATGGGTTGATAGACCTGATGGAATTAAAATAACAACAGAAACAAAAGACAAAAATTGTAATACAATTTACAAGCACGTAATTGAACCTATTTCTGATAAATATTCAGACTTCACAATTCAAACAAGTAAGACATTAAATATTACTTCTAAAAACCCAATTGGCGGTGAATTAATATTCAATGGTACACTTTACGATTTCGTTATTGAGTTGAAAAGTAAAACCGAAGACGAAGAGTAGTATTATGGGTAGTTTTGCCTGGCAAACAGCACCGAAATTGATTAGAATTACAAACTTATGAATAACCAAAAATAACTACAAAGATAATGAAAGAATTTCAAATAGAGCAGAATTATGGTGATGGTTGTAAGGGGTTTCTTTACATAGAAGTTGACCCAAAAAAAGAAGATGTAGTTAAGAAAGCTATTCAATGCGTACGTGATGATTGGAAGGAAGTCAGTTCGTTACAATTAGCTCTTCATAATCCATCTCCATGCCTACCTACTATCTACATTAAAGAATATGAAGGTAGGGGTGTTGTCAAGGGTGGTATTAAGATAAAAGCTAAATGGAGATAGTTATTACTGCCAACGGTTTGGCTAAGAAACGTGGCCTAAGGAATGAACGTTTCAAATTAACTGACACAGGGCAAAGCCATGTTTACTTAGCCCTTGTTGTAAAATCGTAATAGCGATGAAATTAGAAGAAAAACACATGGAAGAACTTGGATTTGAATTAGGTGAAGAAGGGTTTTATGACCATACTGAAATACCTCTATTTAGCGTGTTGTTTCATGACCGAGGAATAGCTGTATCTCTAAGGTCAATAGCCATGAAAGACCCAGTAACACTTGAAGACATGAAAGATTTGGTAAGATTAGCAAACGCGAAACACGGCTGCTGATTATGTTTTACAACTCCCAGCTATCAACCCGTTTCAATGGGTGATAGGTTTGGTTGGGTTTTTGTTTATATTTGCGTCAATGGAAGCATTATGCAAACGACTGTTAACTGAACCTTCCTTGCGTAGCCTTGCTTTAAAATTAGCAAAAGACAAGCACGAGGATTTAATTCAAGAAGTCGCGTTGGTCATTTGCGAGATGGACAAGCCCGAAAAGATAGAAGGTTACTTCAACTTTTGGTGCGTTCGTACCATGATAAATATGACCTCATCAACAGGCAAGTTTTGGAAGAAGCATTCTGACCGTTACTACGACATTGACGAACTTAGTTCTGTTATCCGTAGCGAATACGATAAAGAGCCTGACGAGTTTTGGAATGATTTAGATAGAATCTTTGACCCGAAAAAAGAGTGGTATCACCGCGAGGTAATAAGGTTGTACTACGAAGCTGGAAGTTATCGAAATGTTGAAGCGTTGACAGGAATAAATCACGTTAGCATTTACAACACGGTCAAAGAAGCTAAGCAAATGATACAGGAAAGGATATGATACTAGCCGCAATGTCAATGGCTATTATTGCAATGGCTGTTACACAATTCACCAAACGAATAGACAGAAAGCCGTTTAACTGCGAGTTTTGCATGACCTTTTGGTTGTCCCTAATCGTATCGCTGCTTGCATTAATAGAAATCCTTTTAAACGCGAGTAGATACATTCTCGACTTGATAACGTTCATGGGAATAAGTATATTTACAAGGCAACTACTCTACAAAGTATGGAGAACGATGTTCTGACAAATAAAGACCGAGAGGATTTGTTTCAGTTAAAGCACAATCAATTCGCTGGAACAATCGGAGCAGACCAACGCGCAAGGTTTGAAAAGGCGTTTGAGTTGAAGTACAAAAAACCACTTGTAACTATGTGGACTTGTTCTTCATGTTTAAGGACATTAGCTAAACAACTATTATGATATTTACACTACTATACAACAACTACCACGTAATCAAGCGAAGCCTTACAAAGCTACGTGAAACTAATACGCTTAATTTGCCAATTGTTGCGGTTGATAACGACTATCCATTTTTGACCAAAGCACACAAGACAAGGCTGAAGAATCAGTTTGACCTTACAATAATTGGAGAAGTAGAAAACAGAGGTCTTGCGGGTGGTTACAATGAGTTGATTAACGCATATTCTGAATTAGATTACGCTATCTTATACGACTGTGACAGCAACCCTGAAACGATAGGCTGGGATGAAGGTTTGATGGATATAATCAAATCACCTGACATTGCCTATGCTTCGCTTATGTTTGATACTGCTAAACGCGAAATGAAAGAACGAGGTTTCACGCCTATTCAAGTTGGTAAGCACGTAGTATGGAAACCTAAACAGGCGTGCGTTCAATCTGTAAGTGTTGCCGACCTGAACTACCTTCGTTCAATTGGTGGGATGCAAGAGCCTAAGAAATATTACGGTGGTCTTGAGTCTACAATGTTCAAGTATTGGAACGACCAACACAAATTGGTCTACCTTGATGGGTATTACGAAACCCAGCTAAACCAAGATGATGACGTTGATGAAGTGTATATTAAATACAAGTGGGATTACGCTCACAAAAGGTATAACGGAACTTTTGAAGATTTTATAGAAAGTCAAGAAACGGTATGTCTTGCTAATGGAAAAACGTTTCAAAATGGGTTTGTTCCAAAAGGAGAAAGAATTAGTGCAATGGGTTATTAATATGACTTACGATTTGAACAAATAGAAAAACATAAAAATGAAAAACATAAAAATGAAGAAGATAAAACTTGGGTTAAAAGCAAGAGACAAAGTAACTGGTTTCGAGGGAATAATAACGGCTAAGGTTAAGTATCTAACGGGTTGCGACCAATACTGCATAAAGCCAAAGGCAGAAAACGGAAAGGTTTTGGAAGGTTACTATTTTGACGAGGGAATGATTGAAATAATAGGAGACGGAATAAGCGCAAAGAAGGTCGCGGGAAAAAAGAAGGGGGGTGCACACTTAGACGTTCCTTCATCTTAGAAAAATGAATAACCTTGCAATAATAGGGCATGGTGGCTTTGCTAAAGAGGTAGCTGCATGGGCTTCGCGCACTTACGTTTGTTCGTTCTACGTGGAAAATGAATACGCGGGAAACGGTGCGCTACCTCTATCCAAGTTAGACACTAATCACAAGGTAGTTATTGCAATAGGTGACCCGAAAACACGCAGAAGGATAGCGGAACAGCTACCAAAGGAAACAAACTACGCAACGTTGATACACCCATCAGCACAGATAATAGATAACAAGGACACGTACATTCACAAAGGGTCTATCATTTGTGCTAACGTAGTTATAACGAATGACGTTGTAATTGGTGAACATTCACACATTAACTTAGGCGCAACTATTGGTCACAATTGCCGTATTGGTAAGTTTAACACGTTATCACCTTCTGTAAATGTATCGGGCAACGTTACTACTGGTTCGTGCGTTTACTTAGGTACTAATTGCGCGATAAAGGAAAAGATGAACATAACGTCAAACGTCACTATTGGAATGGGTTCTACTGTTATTGGTGATGTGATGGAGTCAGGTACTTACGTTGGACTGATTAAATAGATTTACATGGCTAAACATAAATACATAGAAACACCTGAAAAGATGTGGGAGTTGTTTGAAGCGTACCGAAAGGATGTAAAGGACAATCCGCGAATTAAGGTTGAGTATGTTGGGAAGGATGGTGAACGAGTAAATACACCGCTAGAAAGACCTATCACTTTAGAAGGGTTTAGTATGTATCTGTTTGAGAATAACATTACGTCTAACGTACATGATTACATGGCGAATACAAGAGGCGCATACGACAAATATTCGAGCGTCTGTTCACGCGTACGCGAAGCAATCCGTCAAGACCAAATAGAAGGCGGCATGGTCGGACAGTATAACGCAAGCATTACGCAGCGCCTAAACAACCTTACCGACAAGCAAGAGCATACCGTAACCGAGCAACCACTATTTCCTGAAGATTGACATTTGTACGCACAACTGCGATTAACAAAATCAAGAAACTCGACTGCCGTAAGAAGGTGGTTCAGGGTGGAACAAGTGCTGGAAAGACCTACGGAATACTTCCAATACTTATAGACAAAGCCACGAAGGAAATAGGCTTGGAAATCAGCGTGGTGTCTGAATCAATACCCCACTTGCGTAGGGGTGCAATGAAGGACTTCATTAAGATAATGCAGGAAACGGGTCGTTTTGTTGATAGCCGTTGGAATAGGTCGCTACTTACTTACAGGTTTGCTAACGGTTCATACATTGAGTTCTTTAGCGCAGACCAAGAAGGACGGCTGCGTGGTGCAAGAAGAAACATACTTTACGTAAACGAAGCCAATAATATACCGTTTGAAGCGTATCACCAATTGGCAATTAGAACGAGTAAAGATATTTACTTAGACTTCAACCCGACTTCTGAATTTTGGGCTCATACCGAAGTTCTGCCTGAACCCGATGCTGAATTACTTATCCTAAACTACACAGATAACGAAGCATTACCCGACACTATCAAGCATGACATTGAGCAAGCGAGGGAAAAGGGCAAGACAGACCCATATTGGGCTAATTGGTGGAAGGTGTATGGATTGGGTGAAGTTGGTTCATTGCAAGGCGTTATACTGAACAATTGGGAACAATGCGACAAGATGCCCGACCAATGGAAATGGAAAGCGTATGGTATTGATTGGGGTTATACAAACGACCCTACCGCAGTTGTAGAGGTGTGTTTGTTTGATGACAAGATATGGTTGAATGAAATACTGTACCAACGTGAACTGACAAACGCTGATATAGCAGACAAGCTGCAAGGATTCAAGGGCAATGAGTTTATAGCTGATAGCGCAGAACCAAAGTCAATAGAAGAACTAAAGCGCAGAGGATTTAGAATTAGAGGTTGTGCAAAGGGTCGTGATAGTATTCGTTCGGGTATTGACAAGATGCAGCAACTACCTATCATGGTAACAAGCAATTCCGTAAATTTGATTAGAGAGTTTCGCGGTTATCTTTGGGCAACGGATAAGACAGGAAACCAAACAGGCGAACCGATAGACGATTTTAACCACATTATTGATGCTACTAGGTACGTGATAATGGAAAAGAACAAACCACGTTCAGGCGTGTACAATATCAGATAGATGAAGATAGGCGTAATTTCAACAAGTAACGGAGGGGTTGACTACCATCGACTATTGCGACCATTTGCATTACTGCAAGATGACTACGAGGTAGAGCGATGGACAAACGTATCTCCTGAAATGTACGATGCCAATATTGACGTATTGGTGTTCTCTCGATTTCTTCCAGTACGTGAGCAAAATGAGTTTCTGAATGAAATGCGTAAGCGTGGCACGTACATCATTTGCGATGTTGATGATTATTGGGTACTACCTTCAAACCACGTAGCTGCAAAAGTCAACAAGCAAGCTAGACCACTAATGATTGACGCAATGTCTATGGCTGACGAAGTATGGACAACGCATGAACTACTAGCGGGTTACATTGAGCGATTGAACAGGAACGTGTACGTAATACCTAACGCATTAGACCCAAATGAAGAGCAATGGAAACCGAAAGAAGATTACGGAACGCGCATTGGTTGGGCTGGTGGCGTTACTCACTTTGACGATTTGATGAAAACAAAAGACGCTTGGAATGGTATCCATCCTGTTATTTGTGGATATAAAAAAGAACCCGCATGGAAAAGGTTGGCTGATAACTTTGAAGCTGACTATGTTGAAGGATTAGACGTTGAGAATTACGGATTGCTATACGAGAAATTTGACATTGCTATCGCACCGCTAGAACGTAGCTTGTTCACATCATGCAAGTCTAACCTGAAGATACTCGAATCGGGGTTAAAGGGTTTGCCTATATTTGTAGAGAACCAACATCCATACACAGATGACGCTACGGGAATTTACAGAGTTGACAACTGGGCTACCGCTTTGCAAGAAGCACAGACTATGGAAGCAGAAACCGTCAAAGCAATGGGTCAAGAACTACGTAGCTATGTATTGGACAATTACGACCTCAACCAAGTCAACGAACTGCGAAGAAATAGATTGAAATGAAGTGCAAAAAATGCGGTAGAAAGTTAGGTGATTGCTATGATTGTGTTTGTGATTACATTGAAAAGCCCGACCCGATAGTTTTAAAGGTGGTTGATAGCTATTTAAAGCGTTCTGATGAAGGCGTGAAGAAATACGGAACAACATTACAAGAAAATAATTTGACGTTCTTAGAATGGCTAAATCACTTGCAGGAGGAATTGATGGATGCTACTTTGTACATTGAAAAGCTAAAAGATGAAAATCAAAATACCTAATTCATGGAAAGGCGTAACGCTTCGTGAGTTTCAAGAAGTGACTAAGCTGCTGAATGAAGCAATGGAAAAGCGCGAAGAACTACCTGAAAAGAAACGCGACCAATTCGACTATGAAACCGAGTGTGTTCTAATTTCCACTTTGTCGGGTAAGGATGTTCACTACATTATGGAGTTGTCAAGGGCTTCTCATAATCACTTGATGAATCAACTAGACTTTTTGTCAAAGCCAGTTGGGGGAACACTAGACACGCGGCAAACGGTAAACGGTCAACGGTACTATTTCCAAACCAACGCACGTAAAATAAACGGTGGCCAATGGGTTTCTTTGATGCACTTCTTGGAGGATGAGGATAAGATAGACGAGAACTTACACAACCTCTTGGCGTGTTTCGCACAACGCAGAAAGTGGTATCAAATTGAGGGCAAGTATGATGGTAAGATACATAACGAGGTCGCTAGTGATATGCTAGACCTACCAATAACACAAGTCAAACCATTGACGGATTTTTTTTTGTCGGATTGGCTGAGTTACGTAAAGAGTACGACAGTCTATTTGGAGTACGCAGCGAGGGGGCTGAAACGACTAGCGGAGCGAAAACTCAAACATTCCTAACTAAATACGGTTGGTTGTACACCGTTGACAATATGACCAATGGTAGGCCCGAACTGTGGGAGTTTTACTTTGAAATGAACGTTGTAGAGTTCTTGAACCGTTTAGCATATCAGAAAGCCAAAGGAGCATACGAACGGCAACTTCAAAAACAGAAACGCGCCTAATCATATTTATTAGGTGATGGCTTTTCAGAATCTCAATGCAGCATTAAGACAAGTAGGCGGTTTAGTTGTAAGCCGATTATCGCAAGGGTTACAAGAAAGTAATTCAAACGCTTCGGGTGAACTAGAGCAGTCTATTGGGTTCAACGTTTTCAATAGACGCAACTTGATAGGCGTTAATATAGAAATGCTTGACTATTGGGTTTACGTTGATGAGGGTAGAAGGGCTGGACGTATGCCGCCTGTAAGTAAGATTCAAGAGTGGTTGACCTATCCAAACGTCAAGACAAAAATAGCGGGTCGTGACGATGCTAATTTAGAATCATTGGCTTACTCAATTGCTAAGAAGATAGGCGAGAAAGGAACAAAAGGAACGGACTTCGCTACCAATGTTTTTGAATCTCGTTTGGTGCAAAGGGAAGTGCCGCAACTGATTGAAGATTCCGTAGGTCAAGACATTGAGCAACTGCTAGATAAAGCATTTCAAATAGACTAATGGCAACAGTAATATACAACCAACCCGAACGCTACGGACTTGCATACAACGACAACCCGTATGTGATTAGGTCACTCGCATACACACCAACGCAACGATTCAAGATTAGCGTAGTTACACCTTCTCTACAAGAGGTATCAACGCAGTTGATCTATCCACGTAGAGGTGTTTCATTGCAAGGTGTACCGAATGATGATAGGGCATACTTCGACCCGTCAAGGATATTGCAAAGCCAATTAGGTAGCTGTATTGCCATTCCTGAAGCTAACCACGCTGGTTACTTTGATTGTCCAAATATGGCGTTTGACTACGCTTTATCTATTCGGGAGCAGGACAAGGTTAACGGGGTTTACATTGACGGTGACTTGACATTTACAGACGTTAAAACGGTTTGGAATGGAGGTGTAAACACTGTTGATTGGTTAGACTTTGACTATACTGATTACGATATTGACACAGGAAGCGGAAACAAGTTTCTCACAAATGCTCCAAACGTTCAGTATATTGATAGCAATCAAAGTGCGTTTCTTTATTTGCTAGGCTCTAATACTTCAAGTTTGAAGTCAGTAAGGATTGAAGGGTTTGATTCTAATGGTTCAAGTTTGGGCGTTGCCCAACTTAACTACACGGCTAACAACAACTTCAATTATATTCCTGTTGGAACTTACGACATCAATAATGCAGACCCTAGCAATTGGTCGCAAGACCCAGCTAACGTCATTTCAGGCGCGGCATATTATGAAGTTACAGAAGCTGGTAGCGAAAAAATTACATTCAAGATAAACCAACGATGTTCTAAATATGAGCCTATCCGTTTACATTGGCTTAATCGTTTGGGTGGTTACGATAGCTTTAATTTCAGTCTGAAGTCAATGGAAGAAACGGACATTGATAGACGAAGCTACCATCAGCAACATCACATATTTACGGGGCTGAAGTGGGATTACACTAAAGATAGTAGAGGTGTGACAGACTACCACGTTGGCACTCAACGAAAGCTAACGGTCAACACGACTTTTCTAACTGAAGAGGAATCTATTTGGATGGAGGATTTCGCAACATCTCCGATAGTGTATCAAGAGGTAAACAATGAATTGATTGCAATGTCGGGTATGCCGAAAGCGATTGACAAGCAAACAAGTTTGAACGACAAGCTGATGCAGTACACATTTGAACTAGACTACTCATTAAACGATATGCGACAACGTGGCTGAGGTATTGATAGAAGGTAGAAGGTTGGACGTAAAGGAGGGGCTAGACTTTTCCTTCAATTACTCTATTGCGGATATTCGCGACCCGAACAAGAGAAAGACCAATTTCAGTAAGACTATCCAATGTCCAGCAACTAAGTCAAACGATGTTCTGTTCGGGCAGATTTGGGATGTGAATATTTCCAACAGCTACAACCCTAGTGATACCAATGTAGAGGTCAATTTTAACCCGAACAAGAAAGCATCTGCAAGGGTTATACATGATGGGGTTACGGTAATGGACGGTGTGGTTCAATTAAGGGCGATAACAATAAACAACGGTCGTTACGATTACGAGGTTGTGTTTATTGGGAATTTGAAAACAATATTTTCAGAGATAGCGAACAAGGAATTAAACGGACTTGACGAAAACGGATTTCCTTACATTGACTTTTCAGACCTTGACCATCAATACGATTACGGGCGCATAACTTCAAGCTGGAACAATACAAGCGGCTACGTTTACCCAATGATTGACTATGGAGTAAATGAACCGTTTCAGCTTAATGGTGTAGATTCGTGGAGAGTTGAGCAGTTTAGACCCGCAGTATTTCTCAAAGACATTATTGATAGAATCTTTGACTATGCTGGATTTACATACACTAGCACGTTCTTTGATTCTACGTTTTTCGGCAATTTAATAGTGCCGTGGACAAATGAGGGTTTTGTTGTTTCTGAATCTGAGATAGCGATAAGGGAAACAACCGCAAGTGTTCAAACACCCATAGATGTTAACGTTGAGTTTTTCCCGAACTACCCTATATTTGGAAACACAATATACAATTGGCGCATTGACTTTGACCAATTAGTTGACCCGAATAACAACTGGTCAAACGCTAATGATGAATACACAGTACCCGAAAATGGGTTTTATTCTTTTGCTACTCAGCTAACATACATTAGTGAGCGTGTAAGTATTACGGGCGTTCCTGTTCCTTCGCCAAATCCTATAAACGTGTTGTTTGCTTATGTAAGGTTCAGACGATTGAGCGTTTCAAGTGGTCAAGACACAATCATATCAGAGCAGTTAGTTGACTTTAGAGGTAGTGGAACACCTCTTATCGGTGAAACTTTTTCAGAAACCGTTGCGCTTTCTTGTCCTTCAATACAATTAGATGAGGGCGATACGGTGTACATGGAGGTACTTGGGCTGTCAGGCGGTCTGACGGGCTTGGTAAACTTTGAAATAGACATTACTGCGGGAACGTTTCAATCGCAAGTATCTAACGAAACAATAGTACAGGGTCAAACGATACCAATGAACGCACTAACTCCAAGCGTTGAAATGGAGGAGTTGTTGATTTCGGTTTTCAAGATGTTTAACCTATTAGTTGAGATAGACAAAACCAATGATACTAATCTGCTAATTGAAACGCGCGACACGTTCTACGCAAACGGAGAAATAAAAGACTGGACAAATAAACTTGCTAGAGATAGAAAAATTCAGTTAAAACCAACCGCATCAATTTCAGACAAGTTGTATAGATACACGTACACCGAAGATGATGACTACGACAACCAAAAGTATCAAGGGAAGTATCAAAGAGTTTACGGTGATGCTAGGGTAGAGGTTGATAACGATTTTGTTAATTCTGAAAATGATGTAGAGGTTGTCTTTTCTCCAACTGTATTGGTAAACGACAGGAACTCAAACAGAATCGTTGGTAGAATTTACGCTGAAGATGTTGAGGATGGAATCGAGCAAACAGACCACAACATTAGAATATTGTATTGGGGTGGGTTAATACCATCTCAACCGCAATGGAATTTCAGATACATTCAGGAAGGTTTAGGTGCTGTTGATGTGCTTCAACATTTCTACCCTTACGCTGGACATTGGAACAATCCGATAACTCCAACAACGGATATAAATTTTGGGCTTATCAAAGAGTTGAGATACACGGCAAATGGATATACGGGAACGCTGCAAGTAACGAACGCGAATTTATTTAACGTGTATCATAGGGCTGAGTTTTTAGAAAAGACGGACAAGGACGCTAAAATAATGGAAGGTCATTTCTACCTTGATGCTTTCGATATTGAAAAGCTAGACTTTCGCGACCAAATACTAATTGATAACACCTATTGGAGATTAAACAAGGTCAACGATTACAATCCGTTTAAGGATGGATTGACTAAGGTAGAGTTATTCAAGGTACTTGACATTATACCGCAAGAAGTAGAAACCTCTATTGTGGGTCAAAACAACACAATCAACGATTCAAACGAGGAAGTGCGTGTTCCTTTTGGCAAATCGCTAAAGCGGTCAAGTAACGTTTACCCTGATTTCGTTGGAGATGTCAGAGGTAGTAACAATCGGGTAGGTTACGGTTCGGCTGATTTCAAGATAGTTGGAGATGAAAACCAAGTAGGCGAAAAGACAAAGAACATAACCATACTAGGGAACAATAACACGGTTTTGGCGGGGCTTGAAAACGTTGTGATAATCAACTCCGACAATCAAGAAGTAACTGAAAGCAACACTACAATAATTGACGGTAAAAAGCAATGGTCAACAGTAGAAACAGATGTTGACTACTCGGCAAGTGATAGAGATTTTGTTCTTGCAGATTCGTCTAAATCCGCGCCACCTGTTACAATAACACTACCAACACTCTCAGAAGGTCTTTGGGTGTGCGTTAAGAAGACAGATGCAACAGCAAGTAATGTAGATATAACATCGGGCGTTAGCGGCACTATTGATGGAAGCGGCACATATTCGTTAACCACTCAATACGATTCTGTTGAGTTGTTCTGCGATGGTTCTAATTGGTACATAAGAAGCGATAAATAATGGCTAAAGATATTGCATACAAAGTAACGGTTGATACTTCTGAAGTTGACGAGGGAGTAGAGAGAACAACCGAGAACGTTGAGAATTTAGGCAACGCAACCAAAAAGACTTCAAAGGAAATGAAGTCAGGTTTTAAAGCGGCTGAACAAGGCACGAAAAAGCTAGGTACTTCAATAGGGTCTATTCTTAAATCTTTAGGTCTTCTCGGTGCGGCTATGGCTGTTTGGGAGTTTATGAAAGACATATTGCAGCGTAATCAAAAATTCATGGATGCGCTAAACACGGCAACAACAGCTTTTGAGATACTACTTTACAAACTGTTTGAAGCGGTTGAACCGTTGGGTAACGTTATGAAGTCAGCTTTTGAAGACCCTAAGACAGCTGTTACTGACCTTTGGGACGCTATAAAAGAAAACCTAATAAACAGATTAGAAGGATTTATTGATAGCTGGAAAGCCGTAGGTCGAGCCATTAAAGGAGTTATGAATTTAGATTGGGATGAGGTCAAAAAGGGAGCAGAAGATTATGGCAAAGCGTTAATTAAAGTGGGCACAGGGCTTGACGAAGAGCAACAAAAAAAGATTGTAGACGGAATTAAAGATTTTATTAAGGAAACAAAAGAAGCAACTGTTTCAGCCGTAGAACAAGCGGACGCACTTGTAAAACTTCGCAACGAGGTCAAACTACTAGAAGCATCGCAACAGGAGATACAACTAACATACCAACGCGAAGCTGAAATACAACGACAGATACGCGATGACATTAGTCTAACAATCGCAGAACGTCAAGCGGCTAACGATAGACTTGCAGAGATACTTGACGAACAAGTTGAAATTGAGTTAAACCTAGCTAACAAACGTCTTGAACTTGCAGAGCGTGAAGCTGCATTGAACAAAGGAAACATTGATTTACAAGCGGAGGTTCTACGTGCAAGAGGTGAAGTTGCTGAAGTTGAAGAACGTATCATTAGCCAAAGGTCTGAACAGTTGGTCAATGAGAAAGCGTTAGAACAAGAGTTGTTTGACTTCCGTAATCAGTTGCGACTTGAAGAGCTAGAAGGTCGTGAAAGGGAAGTAGAAGAACTACAACAACATTACGATGAACTTGCAGAAATAGCGAGACGAGCGGGTGAGGATATGTTTGAGGTTGAAGCGGCTAGGGCTAGGGCTTTAACAGAACTCAACAAGGAGTTTTACGAAGAAGATAAAAAGAACGCAATCAAAGCCGAAAAGGAAAAGGCAGATGCGCAAGCAAAGATAGACGCGGCAAAGGTTCAAGCCGCTTCTGATATTGGTGGTGCATTAGGTTCTATTGCTCAGAGTGTAGAGCAACAAGGTAAGGCAGGATTGGTTACGTCTAAGATACTTGCAACGGCTCAAATTGCTATTGATACGGCTAAAGCTATTTCAGGCGCAATAGCACAAGCGCAGTCAGTACCGTTTCCCGGCAACATTGCTGCAATTGCTACGGGTGTAGCTGCTGTTATTGCAGGTATTGTTTCGGCTGTGAACACATTGAAAAGCGCAAACGTTTCAGGGGGTGGTACTCCAAGCGTTCCTAATGCTTCAAGCGTTACGGCTTCGGCTACTGCACCATCAATAAACCCAGTTACAACCAACACGACTGAATTGGGAAACACACAACAAGCTGAACTTGCGCCCGTTCAAGCCTACGTTGTCGAAACCCAACTAACGGGAACACAGAACGAAGTAGGACAGATTGAGGGTCAAGCCGAATTTGGCGGATAAACGAAAACACAACATTTGATATTTAATAGACATGGAACGATACCCACTAATTGACATGACAATAGACGATGACCACGAAACAGGCGTGGAGTTCATCAGCTTTGTAGATACACCAGCAATCGAACGCGAATGGATGGCTTTCAACAAGTCAAAACCTAAGTTAGAATTTGCCGTCAAGGACAAGGAAAAGCGAATAGTGAGCGGTGCTATCATGGTAGCCAACTTGCCTATCTATCGCAACGACCCTGAGAATGGTGAATACTACGTTAAATTTTCATCTGAAGCAATTGAGAAGATTGTGGAGCGTTTCTTTAAGAACGGATTTAGCGGCAATGTAAACTTAGACCACAGCGAAGTAGTTGAGGACGTTTACATGATTGAATCATTCATCATTGACGAACGAAAGCAAACGCCTAAAGGCTTTTCAGAGTTGCCGAAAGGTTCATGGTTCGGGTCGTTCAAAGTAGAGAATGATGATGTTTGGGAACAAGTTAAAAACGGCACGTTTAGAGGTTTTTCCATTGAAGGTATGTTCACCGACAAGGCGCAGAAGGAAATGGATAAGAAGTTGATTGACCGTATTGTCAAGGTACTTTCATAAAGTTGATTATATTAGCTGTATGAAAAAGCTAGTATTTATATTATCGGTTGTCGTTTTATCTTCTTGCTCTAATGAGAAATCAGAAGTTGCTGGATGCTGTAAAACAGTTGTTGACGTTCATAGTGAAATAACTATGGAGTCAGGCTACATTGGTCAAACAGAGTGGTTTGCCACAGAGCGAGATTGTCAAGGCAACATATCAGAACGTTTTTTGTATCGCGGTTCTACAAGACCACAAGTTTATATCGGTGATGTGAATTGCGATTAAATCACTATATTTGTTTCATCTCTAGCGCATAGTTGTTTTTTCATAGATTGTGATTGGTTAGTAAAATGCCCCTGTTATGCGCGGGGGCTTTTTTTATGTACTTTTGTTTCAGCCCGTTTCGGGTAGTGGGTTGTCCTCACTTTAGCCGTTGCAGAAATGTAGCGGCTTTTTTTGTATATTTGCATTAAATACAGTTCGGTGTTAAGAGAGTTGACCGAATGTGGAAGGACAACCCGCGAAAAACCTCAACCATATTTGAAGTATTGTAAAGCCCTAATCCATGCAATGACGTCCTACTGTCAACATGGTCAATAACGCATCCATTCTACGGGTGATGAAATAGTAAGGGGTGGTTTATATGCCAAGCTGGGCGGAAGGTTCGGGGAGGCAGATTTAGAGTTTCCGTAGGTTTAACTCTATTGAGGATGTATAAACCCTAAGTGCTTACCAAACACGTCTAACAAGGATGCGTGAATAGAGTAGGTGTATCTAAAAATTAACACTTACAGTCCAGTTTATATTTAGTAGATATAAACAAGACAAATGGACAAATTTTCAGCTAAAAACATTTCAGCTAAACTCTCCAAAATCAAGGAGGTTCTCATGGCTGAAGATTCAGAAGAAAACAAAGAAGTAGAACTAGAGGACGTTAAGATGGTTGACGGCACTATCCTACGTGTTGAGCCAGCTATTGAAGTAGGTGCAACCGTACAAGTAATTGGTGAGGATGGTGAGTTGATTGACGCTCCCGATGGTGACCACGAATTAGAAGATGGTCGCGTTCTAAAAACTGAAGGCGGTATCGCTGTTGAGATTATCGAGGTTGAAGGTGCTGAAGAGGAAGAAGTGGTCGAAGAAGAAATGAGTGAAGAAGCTCCAGTTGAAGAAACGGCACAACCGAAACTTAACGTAGAGGAACTTCAGAACCAACTAATCAGCAAGCTAAACGATTCAATCGCGCAGAAGATTGATAATCTAAAGTTCGCGAAACAAGAACAAATCGAAACGCTGAAAAGCGAGAACAAAGAACTCAAAGAAACTTTGGTTGAGGTGGTTGAGATGTTTGAGCAGTTTTCTGCAAGCGAATCAGTTACACCGAAAAAAACACCGACTAACGCATGGATGTCTAAAGATTCAGCTAAAGTCAATTATTCAGAATTGCTAAAAAAAACTAAAAATAAATAACGATGGCATTTGATGTATCAGGATTAACAGATTTCGTCAACGAACAACAGTTTCCGTTGATGAGAAAGACCGTGCTAGGGGCTAAAATGATGAGCCTTGCTACGGTTGTACCAAACATTAAAGGAGCAAGTAAGCTACCTCAAATCACTTCAAGCGTATTCTTTCAGGATGACGGTTGTTCGTTCAACGCAAGTGGTGACACTACTATTTCTCAAAGAACACTAACGCCCGGAAAGGTTAAAGTGAACGTAGAATGGTGTCCTAAAGACCTTGAGCCAAAGTATTTCTCTCAGGAAATGGCTGCGGGAGCGCATTACGAGAACGTAACGCCTGAGTATGTGTGGTCTGCTATCATGGACGAGTACACAGAAAAGATTGCAAACGCGGTTGACGTAGCTGTTTGGCAAGGTAACGCTTCAACAGGAACAGGAAACAACGGTTACTGGGATGGATTCATTGAAGTCCTAAGTTCAGGCACTTCCGATGCTGACCCATCTAACGATATTTCTAACCTTCACACTCCATCAGAAGCGGTTGACGCTCAATGGTTGGTCTACAACAAGGCTTCTGAACTAGGTTTGACGCAGTATGATGACTTCCGCGTATTCTTGGGATACGATGACTACGCTGCACTTGTTCAAGGATTGAATGATAACTCAATCACTTACGGAACATTAGTTGACGGTACTAACGGTGACAAGGATGTTGAAGGACAAGGTTTGACCATGTTCGGAACTAACCTACGTGTAATTCCTGTTGCGGGTCTTACTGGACAAAATAAACTCTACGCTGGACGTTTGAGCAATATGTTTGTAGGTATTGACGCAGAAGGTGATTTTAACTCAATGGAATCTTGGTACTCTCAGGATGACCGAGTTGTGAAATTGGCTTGTGAGTTCAAGGTGGGTTGCCAAGTAGCTTTCCCTGACGAGGTTATCACAATCCTTCCATAATAAACCGAATTAAATGGAGGTGGGTTTCGGCTCACCCCCTAACTATAAAACCCAATAAAAAATGTCGTGTCCATTAACACAAGGATTTACACTAGATTGCAAAGAAGCTATTGGCGGTATTAAGTCAGTACGGTTTGCAACTCTATCAGACTGGGAAAGTTTAGACCCATCATATTCAACAGGCGCGGTGACATTCGGTTCAGCTTCGGCAGTATTTTACAAATATGAGTTAGATAAAGAAGAATCTAGCTTTAACGATAACCCAACTGCTGGAAGTAACAAAGGCACTCTTTACTATATGCCTGACATTACTTTCATATTGTCAAAGTTGGACGTTGCGAAACGCAACGAAATGCAGTTACTTGCTAAGAATAGATTGGTTGCAATTGTTGAAACACGCGAAGCAACACCGAGTTATTTTGCACTTGGTCAAACGAACGGTTTAGACTTTTCGCAAGGTACAGGAGCAAGCGGTACGGCTGCGGGTGACCTTAACGGTTACACGATGACGTTCAATGGTATGGAGCCTGACCCGATGGTTGAGGTTTCAAGCGGTGACCTTGCTAGTATAACGAATTAAGACTTTTTTTCTCTGTCTTTGAGGGGTGGGCTTTATAGCTTGCCCCTTTTTTTTATTTAACAAAATCACGCTCTTTTATATCTATTGAGAAAAGGCACAAATGGCAACAAGTATAACAGCAGCAGATTTAACGGTAACGATTACAGAAAGCGTAACACTAGCGGGTTCAGACAGAGGTTCAACCGCAACGCTAACTATTTCAGACGTAACCGAAGTTGATAGCAGAATAGTAAACGTAGGAACGGCAGAAACTGACATTATCGGTTTTGGTTCTGCAAACGGTCAAGGTTCATTCGTTAGAGGTGATGTTAAGTACATTCGCATCACTAACAAGGATGACACTAACTACGTAACTTTGGGAATGTCAAAAACTGGAGCAGATACTTTCTTCATCAAGTTAGAAGCTGGCAAATCAATCATGTTTGGTAACGATGACTTAGAGGTTGATGCTTCTGGTGGTGCTTCTTCTGCATTTGTAGAAGCTGACAACATTAGCGCAAAGGCTAACGGAGCGGCTGTTGATTTAGAATACTTTGTCGCTCTCACTTGATACGCATAACGCAAGATACAAGCAATCTAGTTGTAATCACTACAACGGAGAAAGGTAGCGCAAGTCATTACCTTTTTCAGTTTGAAGATTTGGCTGAGAACACTAGCAGTTATTGCGTTGCTGATGACACTAGCGCGTTTCAAGAAAGGTACAACGCATTCACGATAGTTGACACGCCTTCACCAACACCCGTTGACGGAGAAGTAGATTTAGACAAAGGACAATATAAATACTTTGTTTACGCTAACTCAAGCGCGTCTAATTTAGACCCTGACGGTCTTACATTGCTTGAATCGGGAATGTGTGTAGTAACGGGAACGGTTACCAATCCAACGGAGTATGAAAATACTCAAACATACGTAGAATATGAAGGGTAAGAATATACACGTAATCAATTTAGGGGCGCATAGCACACCTGAATTTAAAGAGGTAATGTCTAAGGATTGGATTCTGTTTGGCAATGAAAAGCCGTGGAAAAACCAATACCCTGACTATTTGCTTGACCTATTCAATTCATCAGCTAAACATGGTGCAATTGTACGTGGTAAAGTTGATTACATTGTAGGAAAAGGCTTTCGAGTTGATGAAAAAGGACTGGGAACTGAAGGTGTTGCGCGTGTTTCTGCGTTTGTCAACAAGCCGAATAAATACGAAACGCTTGATGAGATACTTTATAAGTGTTCGCTTGATTTAGAGATATTCAACGGGTTTGCATTGGAGATTATTGCCAACAAGACAAATCAGCGAATAGCAAGCATTTACCACGTTGACTTCAACAAGTACCGAAAGGCTAAAGATACAGATGGTTACTTCTATTCTGATGATTGGAGCGTTACGCAGCCTGAAGTAGAGTATATTCCAGCGTTTGACCCGATGAATATTGGCGGTAAATCATTGCTATACGTTAAGTCTTATCAGCCTGACAGCCGTTGTTATCCGTTGCCTGAATATATTAGCTGCGTTCCGTATATCGAAATGGATAAGGAAATAGCTAGTTTTCATTTGAACTCAATTAAAAACGGGTTCATGGGCGGCACAATGATAAATTTCTTTAACGGCACACCAACCGAAGAAGAACAGTCAGCGATTGAGAGCAAACTTTACGATAAATTTGCGGGGTCTGACAACGCTAACAAGTTGGTGCTGAACTTTAACGATAGCCGCGAACAGGGTGCTGAAATAAGCCCGCTAAACTCGAACGATTTTGACAAGCGGTTTGACGTTCTGAACAAAACAGTACAACAAGAAATATTTAGCGGTCACAGAATCGTTGACCCTTCGCTGTTTGGTATTAAAGAGGATGGAATCTTTGCAAGTCGTAACCAAATACGTGACAGTTACGAACTATTCCAAAACACGTACATCAACCAACGTCAACGATTCTTAGAGCAAGTCTTTAACGGGCTGGCAAGCATTCAGGGTTTTGAAGGTCGATTATACATTGAGGACACCGAGCCGATAGGAATAGAGTTTAGCGAAGCGACAAAGGTTAGCGTAATGACAGAGGACGAGATTCGCGAATCTATCGGTCTTGAAGTTGTAAAACGTGAAGGTGAAGAAGTTGACAGTAAAACAAAAGATTCACAAGCAGCACTAAAAGGTTCTGTCGGTGGTGTTACGGGTATCATTACGCTCCTTCAGAACGTGAATAGCGGTATAATTGACGCTGAATCTGCTGTTTCTGTGCTTATTGAGTTGTACGGATTCCAAAAAGACGTTGCAAGGGCTACTGTATTTGGTGATGAGTTACCAACGGCAGTAAAACAAGAGATGAAAAACACTTTATCTGACATAGAACTGGAGATGAAGTTGTGCGATGAGTTCGAGAACTGCGGTTTGTCATTAGAAGATTATGAGGTTGTAGAATCGCGCCCTGTTCGCTTCGGTTCGGAAACAGAAATGGAACTTTCAGAGCAAAGAATAAAACGTTACGGCTTTACTTCTGATGCCTTTGACATGGCAGTGCTTGAAATACTCAAAGAGAACCCGCTACAAACATGGTCGGCAATTGCTGAACAATTGGAAACAACGGTTGACAAGGTTACGGATGCGCTGCGTAATTTGACAAGTGCCAACTACCTTACGATTGCGGAGGAAGTAGTTGAAGAAAGCACACAGAGAGTTGCACAGATTACCGAACAAGGAAAGAAAGCATTAAAAACGGCTGAACCATTAGACGTAACGTTTAGAATTGCTTACAGGTACGCAAAAAGCCCTGAAGCTAGTGGCTCGGCTGTACTGCCAACGACCCGCGACTTTTGCAGAAGAATGATGGCAAGTTCTGAATCGAAAGTGTGGACACAGGCAGACATTACGCGGATAGGTATGCAAGAAAACCGCAATGTATGGATGCGTAGGGGTGGCTTTTGGAATCGCGGAGGTGGCGTAACTACTCCATATTGCCGTCACGTATGGGAACAAGTTGTAATCAAAGAAAGAAATGGCTAACGCATTATTTATATCTCAAAGTTTCCTTAAGGATAACACGCAAGTAAGCGATAACGTAGATGTGAAGTACGTGCGTGAATCAATTTTGTGGTCGCAAGATTCGCAGATTCAACCAATACTAGGGTCAACACTTTACGACAAGTTGAAAGCCGACATTGTGGCGGGTACTTTAAGCGGTGTTTACGAAACTTTGGTACAGGATTACATTCAGGTTTGTTTGAAGCACTACGTAACGGCTGAATGTCTGCAAATGGCTCACTACAAAGTGACCAACAAAGGGTTGCAAATTCAGGATTCGGAACAGTCTCAACCAGCATCATCAACACGCCTTGACAAGTTAGTTGAAAAAGAGCAGAACAAGGGTGATTGGTACAGACAAAGGTTGATTGATTTTCTTTGTGAGAACTCAACTGATTATCCTGAATATGAAAACCCTGACGATGGTGTTGATGTGATACACCCAACACGCGATAACTACCGAACTTCTATTTATTTGGGTGGTATGTCGTTTGCCGATAGTTTGAGAGAAAAATACCGAGATGTCTAAGAAACACGAACAGAAATTAAGACAATATCTTGCTAACGCTAAATCAAATAATAGACCAAATAAAGACGCTGGCGAACGCTCACTATCAAATAGCGGAAGTCGGTGTCGGAACAATCGCGGAACTTCAAGCGAAACCCGATAGAAGTTATCCGTTATTGTGGTTGTCTAATGAAGGTGGAACGTTAGATAATAACTACAAGGTTGACAATATTCGGTTAACCATGTTCGGGCGTGTGATTGTTGGCGAAGAAGGTCAAGACGATGACGCTTCAGAATTGGAGGTGTTGTCTGATATGCAGTTGATATTGCTTGACTTTCTCAACTACTTTCATCAAAATCACAGTCAAGACTACGTTACAGACAAAAGTAACACGCTAGAGCATTTCACCGAAAGGACAAATGATAGAACTGCTGGGTATTCAACTGTTCTTGAACTAAAGCAATTTTACGACTGGAACAAGTGCCAAATACCTGAAAGCGGAGCAAGCATACCTCCAACAGTTGACGGTTTAACGCTATACGATTTTTGCGATGCTGATGTTATTGCAAGGCTGACACCTAATCAAGTAGCTTGCTTAGAAGCTGAATTAGAAGATGAACTTCGCCAAGATTACCAACCAGAAGGAACACTATATACATTCTATTCATATATGGGTATTGCACCAAAGGATAGTTCAGAGAGTGCAAGTGTTTGGCAAATAACAAGAATAACCCACAATCCCAATGGGTCAACTATAACAGCAATAGCAGAAGATGTTGCTTGGGACGATAGATATGCAGTAATTTATACATAAAAATAAAAATAATAAAATGGAAAAGAAAAGAATTAACATATCACCTATTAATGAAAAATACGCCTTAAATATGGTTGTATATAAAATCGTAGATGAAGAAGAAGTTATCATCAGAAAAGTAAGAGGTGTATATAACACTTTGGATGAGATAATTGACAAAATAAAACACTAAAAATGGCAGAAAAATACCCTTTAGCAAATGGACTTTGGAGTAATGCTGCCAATTGGAACAGCGGAACTAAACCCGTTGCTGGTGATGTAGTGCATTCAAATAATTTTACAGTTGATATTGACGAAGATGTTGATGTGGCAGAGTTAAGAACAGATGCTGGAACAACAGCAGTTGGTGGTGGTTTCTTCGAGGTCAACTCAGATAATCTAACAATATCCTGTGATTTCATATGGCCTGATGATAATGACTTTGGTATTAAAATAAATTCAAATATTGGGACAACCACATTTATAGGTGATGTCTATATGCCGAAGGAAAGATCAGCTACAAAACATTGTGGAATACTCCTTCAAGGAACTTGTCAGTTGAATGTTGTTGGTTCTGTTCTTAATAAGGATAGTTCTGGTGCACAAGTAGCAAGAGATAATTCAGGTATAATAATCAAAGTGACTGGTGGTAGATTGAATTTAACAGGTGATGTTGAAGGTGGTAGAAATACTACAAACTTTGCTAAACAAAATGCTGGGATACTCATAAGTGATGTTGATTGTATCGTAAATATAACAGGAAATGTTATAGGTGGCCCTATTGGTGGTGGTAACGCAGGAAATGTAAACTCAGGTATTTATATTGAAACAACAAATAATGTGATAAATGTTATAGGAAATGTTATTGGAGGTTTTAATTTTCAAACACCTGGAATATTTTTCAGTGCAAGTGATAATGATGTTAATATAACAGGAATTGCACAATCAAATAATACTGCTGCTGCTGTAACAAATATTAATTTTTTTATAAATAACACCGTTACTATGTTCGGTGATATTATAAATGATGGTTCACAAATGGCAATTTTTGTTAATAACCTGATTTTAGATAATGATACTGAAATGTCTTGGAAGTTGATAGATGATACTAATAACCCAAAGTATCTTTATTCTGTTGATAGTGGGATATTTGGTCAGGCGGCTGAGAGTGATGTTAGAAAGGATGTTGTTTACGGACCAACTAACGACTTAACTGGTCAGCTTGAACAGGCTATAGTAGACGTGACACAATTGGCAGATGATTTACTCGATGAGATACAGGTTTCCAATCACGTAGTGGCACAAAGATTACGAGCATCAGCAACAGATGATAGTGTTGGTGAGATAGTCGCTTCAACACTTGGTGCTTAAGTAATTGGAAAACGATGGAACTGAACAGGATTAGCGCATTTGATGCAACGACATTATTAAAGATTGGAATACCTTACGTTTTCTTTTTCTTTGCGCCTATCACATGGTCAATAGTAGGTATTGGAGTACTAGTATTTGCAGATGTTTTTACGGGCATTTCAGCCGCGAAGAAACGAGGCGAACGCATACGTTCTAAAGGTATGTCAAGAACGGTCGGCAAGATGCTATATTACACCATTGCAATCGTATTGAGTAGGGTAATGGAGTTGGCATTCATATCATGGCTACCTGTTGCACAACTTACAAGCGGTTACATTGCGATAGTCGAGTTCAAAAGTAACTTAGAGAACATCGCGCAAGTTACGGGCGTTGATGTTTGGAATCACTTAAAGGATAGATTTGAAGAATCATTCGGAAGAAAAGGAGCAAAAGACAAATAAAGTATGGCGCGAAATAGCACCGCGCGAATGTGATAAGCATTGTCTGCGAACGGGGCAATGTTCGTTGAAAGGAAAAACACAGAAGAAATGAATTGGAACGATTACGATAACTTTTCTAAGTCTGAATTTGACTGCAAGCACACAGGTAAAAATGAAATGAAAAAGGTATTCATGGACAAGGTTCAACAATTGAGAACTTTGTACGGAAAACCAATGGTAGTCACTTCGGGTTATCGTGATTATTCACACCCAGTAGAAGCTAGAAAATCAAAAAGAAACGGAACTCACCCGCTAGGACTTGCGGCTGATTTTGAAGTTGATAGACAAGACGCTTACCGATTAGCTAAGTTAGCCTTTGAATTAGGCTTTACGGGTATCGGATTTAAGCAAAAAGGTTCGCGTAGGTTCATTCATTTGGACGTTGCCAAATCAAGTTCACTAAGGGTTCGTCCTACAATTTGGAGTTATTGATTAACCATTTACCAACTCATTTAAAACGCGATAACCCGTCAAAATATACGGGTCGTAGTTTCTCCCTTTTTCAATTGTGCAAATAATTTCGTAATCAGTTTGATAATCGTTTTTAACTTTGTTGTATGACATTTGAAAAAGTCGCAAAGGTTGTAGTTCCTTACTTAGTATGTTTCCTTGCAGGCGTGTTACTTGCTTGGCAAGGTTGCAGAAATGGCAAGGTCAAAACCGAAACGGTTACCATTGAGAAACCAATACATACTACTGAATACGTTGACAGATGGCTCACAGATACCGTTCGTTTCGTTTCTAAGCAACTTATTCGCAAAACTGATACAATATACCGTGAAAAAGTAGTTAATGTCTTAGATACGATACTTTATATTGATACGGTAAAAATAGTTGAAGCATGGTTGACGGAGCTTCAGAAATACGACACGACTGCAACGTTTGAAGGTGCTGACATTCGCTTACGTTGGCAGAATTACCAAAACCAAAGCGAACAGTTACGGATTGATTACACGCCAAAGAAAGTACCTTTAAATTGGGCGTTAGGTATTCACGCAAACGCTGGATTGATTAGCGATTTCCAAACACGATACACGCCTTTGTTCGGGTTAGGATTACAGGCAACTGTCAAAAAAACGTATATTGGCGCGAATTACGGATTCAACGGTGAGCATTATGTAGGTGTTACCGTTGGTCGAAACATTATACAGAGATGAAAGCGAACGAATTAAGACTTGGAAACTACATTGAATCAAATATCAACGGATGTACGAGGATAAAATCGGGCATAGTTCAACTGGATGAAGCATCACTATATTATCTATTTGATGTTGATAATGATTGGGAGCGTTTAAAACCAATTCCGCTAACAGAGGAATGGTTGGAGCGTTTCGGGTTTGAAAAGGAAAATAGCATTAATGAGGAATGGCGTAAAGAAAAAAGTCTTCCAATAATAAAAGAAGGAGATGAGTTTTCTTTTATTGTAGGATATTACGAAAATACAATAGGATTTTTCAAATACGTCCATCAACTGCAAAACCTTTACTTTGCTTTGACAGGCAAAGAACTTGAATTGAAAGAATGAAATACTACACAGACACCGAAACAAAGCGTTTAATTGACATCGAACTCGAAAAGAACGCTAAAGTACAGGCGGCATTGGGTACTGATTCAACGGATGAAGAGCGAAGCCGTGCTAACAAACTTTGGAGCGAATACTATTTGCCGCGAATCAAGGAATTAGATTCCGAATTTGCGCAGGTAGTTGAACCAAAATAATCAACATGCAAGCATTTACAAGTGTGTCAATTGAGTTGGATTCTAAAGATTTATTTTCAGCTATTCAAAAAATATCCAATGACATACACAATCTAAAAATAAAGCCGAAAAACATTGTGCTTGACACTTGGGTAGATTATCAACCATTGATTAACGGTAAGACTTTGGTTTGGTACTATTGCGATGTGCTTGACGAAATACAAACGAAAGTGATATGAAGTTATTGAACTTTGAAATGCCGCCTGATGGGTTTAAACGCCTATTCTATGACATTGAAACTTCACCAAATATCGGTTTCTTTTGGTCAAGTTCTTACAAGGCGAACATACCACATGACAACATAATAAAGGAAAGGGCGGTTATCTGCATCTGTTGGAAGTGGGAAGGTCAGGATAAGGTTTATAGCGTAGAATGGGAAAAGGGTTGCGATAAAGCAGCCCTTAAGCGTTTTATGGAGGTTGCTTTAACGGCTGATGAATTAGTAGCACACAATGGCGATAACTTTGATGAGAAGTGGATTAGAACACGCTGTTTGATACATGGTATTGATTGCCCTCCACGCTTGAACAATTACGACACGTTAAAGAAAGCGCGTTCACATTTTCGGTTTAACTCGAACAGACTTGACTACTTGGGTAAGTTATTCTTTGGCGAAGGGAAAAGCCCCGTTGGTTTCCAAGACTGGGTTGAAATAACTTTGAACAATTGCAGCGAAGCAATGGACAAGATGGTGAAATACTGCAAACAGGACGTTCGATTGCTTGAAGATGTATTTCACAAGTTGCAACCATACGTTGAGCATAATAGACACGTTGGAGCGCATACGGGCTACGGGCGTTTCTCATGTCCTAATTGTGGTTCTGAGGATTCTGTTTATCGTAAAAAACGACACACGAAGTCAGGCATTTTAAAACACCAGCTTCAATGTAAGTCTAAGAAATGCGGTCGCTACTTTACCATTTCCAATAAGGTATTTGAGGAAAAGATGAAGAACGACTGGTCTAAATCACAGCAGACCAACACCAAAGGGTAACACTTTCCACATCTATTTTCTACCTGATTGAGTTCGGGCGGAAACTTTCTGCAATTATTTTTCTTGAAACACTTGTTTTGTAATAAATATGTAGTACATTTGATGACATCAAACAACAAAACAACACAGAGATGGAAACGCAAACTTTAAATTTTTCTCAAATGTTCGACTTAGGATTCTGCACTATTGATTTTGAAAACGAAACTGTAAATTGGAAGCCAATGCAGTTTAGTCCAAAGCGTCAAAACTTGGTAAACAGCTTTCTTGAAAAAGGAAACTTGCCTTGTGGTTGGGAACAAATTGTAAAGAAATACTAATGAAAGCATTTAGGTATAACGGTGGTAAGCATGGAATAAAAACTGAGGTTGATATTCCAGTTGTTGAAATTGTTAGGAAATACTCTAGCGGATCAATGGACGTTGAGGTTCGTGGCGGCATTCAAATTCATGTGTTTAATAAATTGCCGTTTGTTAGGAACGTAATAGGTAATGAAGATTGGTTTAAAAACCCTCTTTATTCATTATCTTAAAACATAAAATAGATGGGAAAAACTATTGAAAGACAGAAAGCTGAAAGTTTCGTTATGGCTTGCGGAACACCTGAAAAGGCACTTTCGGCAATTGATGTATTGATAGGCGAACTGCATAAATCATATCCAACTGGGTACGACTATCATTCAACTAAGAATTATCAATCCGTTACTTCTGTAAGAACAGAAATTGAAAAGATAAAACACAACACATTATGAACTACAACCAAAAGACAGTTGACAAGATTCGCGGCAAGCTAACGCGGTCAATGAGAATGACAATTTACAGGAACGTGAACAAAGGCAAGCGCAATCCGATACCGTACAGCACAGTATGCGAGGTTCTGCGCAACTATCGCGAGGGCGGACGGGAAAGATACCGAAACAGACGTTTAGCCGTTTACGATGAAGCTGTGAGATTACTAACCGAAAAAGGAATTGAGATATGATTGAGCGATGTATCAGAGTGATTAACAGTTGCCACACTTACGAACAACTACATTCAGCTTGGAACTACGTAAAGCTAGCCAAACTCGAAGAAAACGAAACGCTGATTGAGTGCGTCAAACTCAAACGAAGTATATTCACAACACTTTAAACAACAAACAGAGAGATGGAAAAGTCAGAATCAATAGTGGAATTGTCAAAAGCATTGGCAAAGTTTCACAGCGAAATGGGTAAGGTTTCAAAGGATGCCAAGAACCCGTTCTATAAAAACAAGTATGCAAGCCTATCAAACATCATTGAAGCGGTTACTAAGCCACTAAATGACAACGGTCTTAGTATTGTTCAGATGCCATGTAATGAAGGGCTTACAACGATGCTAATACATACGTCAGGTGAGTGGATTAGCTCCACATCTTCAACACCAGTTAAAGACCAAACAGACCCCCAAAAGTTAGGTAGTGCTATTACTTACGCAAGGCGTTACGCTTTGGGAGCTGTTCTATCATTGAACATTGACGAAGATGATGATGGTCAAAAGGCTGCAACTGCACCACCTAAAAAGCAAACTGCACCACCTAAGAAAGTGGTAAAGTTCGGAACAGATGAATTTAAGAAGGTTGTCGATTGGATAGTCGAAGAAAAAGGAACTATTGCAAAAGCGGTTCAGCTATACGACATTGACGAGGACGAGTTGAAAAAAGCGATAATGGTTAAAAAAGAATTGACGTGAGCAAAGAACTATACGAGGACTTGCGCGAGATTCAGATAATCGCTGAATTGACTGAAGAACAGTATCTCGGAATACCATCAGCACTTCGCGAAGAGATGACAATCAAACGCATAGACCAGCCTAACTTTCGTTCTGTTTACGAATCGGACAAGGAATGGAAGGAACGACACAAAGAGGTTAAAAAGGCATTACAGGAAAGGTCTGAGGTTGAGGACAAGATTAGGGCGAATCATAAAATAGAGAAATAATGAGAACAGAAAACGAAATAATATCATCAGGAAATGAAGTCTTAGAAAAAATAGACTTTATGAAAATAAGATGTTGTATGTCAATTGTAGGGTGGGAATGGATTGAAGAAAAAGACGTTTACAGCGTTCCGACAATTAAGCGAATGAAAGACTGTGTTCGTGAACTAATGCAAAACTGTTACGAAAGTTGGAAAAAAAATGATGAAAAGGTTAGCATCGGAACGGGAACTGGTGGATTTGATGTTGAGTTAGATGCTGATGGTGTTTGGTGGATTACATTTACCTTAGAAAATCAAGATACAGAATGATACTACTCAAAGGCGAAATCGAAAGCGTTTCAACTCGAAAAGATAGAACGGTCAAGGTGGTTATCGGCACACAAGAACTCAAACCAACTGAAGCTGGCGAACTGTTTGGGCTTCAAAACAATCTCGCAGCGGTTGGCATAGCTCCTAACGAAATTACACCCGAAGAGATAGAACTACTTCAAAAGTCTCGGTTATCGGTTGAGGATGTGCCAAATGGAAAGTCACTTAGCCAAAGGTTGCGCGGTGCTTTGTTCGTATATTGGAAGCAATACGACACAGGGTTTAAAGAGTTTGACGGCTTCTATTCAGACTACATGGAAAAGAAAATCAATCAAGTAAAATCAAAATTAGACTAATGAGTAATCAAGTAAAAGGTAAAATCAAAGTAATCAATGACACGCAGACGTTTGATAGCGGTTTTCAAAAGCGCGAGTTTGTGGTAACAACCGATGAACAATATCCTCAAGACATCAAGCTGGAACTAATCAAAGACAAAGTTTCAATAATTGACAATTGCAAAGTAGGTCAGGATGTTTTGGTCAGCTATAATCTTCGAGGAAACGAGTTTAAAGGCAAGTATTACACCAACCTTCAAGCGTGGAGAGTTGAAAGCGGTGAAGCTGTGGAACAGGCAAGTTCGCCAAAAGGTCAGCCAATAGACACAAATGGCGGAGTTGACGAGTTGCCAAACTTTGAAGATGACGAACCTATATTTTGATGCGTAGAAATTGCAGAGTAGATAGCAATCAAAATGAAATAGTGGCAGCCCTTCGGAAACGTGGGGCTGTCGTGCTATTAACTCATCAGCTAAAGAACTGCTTTGACATTTTGGTAGCTTACAACAAGCAACTCCACATAGTCGAAATCAAGGACGGTTCTAAAAGTGCCAGCGCAAGGAAACTAACCAAAGGCGAACAGGCGTTCAAGGAACAGGTCGAAGCGGTTGGAGTGCGTTACAACGTGGTCTATTCTGTGGATGATGCGTTGGCACTTCTAAAATAATTTTGTCAAACCCTTGTTTATTACAAATACGTATGTATATTTGTTGTCGTAATCAATTAACAAAAACAACAGAGATGACAAAACGATTGACAGAAAAACATCCTTTAACGATTAAGCTGAGAGCCTTAGAATCTTACATGGATGAATCTAAAATATCTATTGAGTGGGATGGATACCACATGGTAATAACTGATACTGATACAGGCGAATCAGCGATGTATCGAGATGCAGAAAGTGGCGAACACTTACCAGAACTACCTTACATGATGGAGACTAAGTTGACACGTGAGGTATAATTACTAGCGACAAACACTAAAAACAACAGAGATGAAACCAAAATTTCAAACATTCACTTGGAACGGCTTTCGAGTAGAAGCCGAAGCATACGTCAACGGTCACGATGTAGAATTTGATAGCATTACTATCTATGACCATGCAGATATGCCTATGGACACTTTAAGCGTATTTGCAGAACTAACTCCAGTCAAACGTACCACACACGTCAAAGACCCTATTACGGAAATGACAACGCTGTTCTTAGAATGTGAAGCTGAGTATCACGAGGACATGATAAACGGAAGTTATGACTAATCTACAAATCAAACTAGGCAACCGACCATTAGACGTTGAGGTAACGGATGAATACTTCTACACCTTTGAAGTTTACGACAACGGACACAAGATAACAGACCTACTGATGGACATCGGTATGTTTACAGAGGTGTTTGAACTGGTTGAAAAGGAGTTAAAGAACAAGCGCAATGGAACGAAGCAAGATTAACCTTTACAACTGTGACTGCATGGAAGCTATGCGTAAGATGCCTGATAATGCTTATGATTTGGCTATAATAGATTGCCCATACGGAATAAAAGAAGGTTCTGAAAAGATTAAATCAAGACACCACTCGCAAAAGAAATATAAAGTTTCTGATTGGGATAATTCAGCTCCAGATGAAGAGTATTTCAATGAATTGTTTAGAGTGTCAAAGAATCAAATTATATGGGGTGCTAATCATTTTATTAGCCGTATTCCGATAGATAGTAGTTGTTGGGTCGTGTGGGATAAGGATACTGGGAACTGTGACTTCGCTGACGCTGAGCTCGCTTGGACTTCATTTAAGACTGCGGTTAGGGTTTTTAAGTTCACTTGGAATGGATTCAGACAGGGGTATGTAAATAAAGAAAAGCAGATTCGAATCCACCCAACCCAAAAGCCCGTAAAACTTTACGAATGGCTACTGACCAACTACGCAAAAGAAGGTGATAAGATACTTGATACGCATCTTGGTTCAATGTCAATAGCGATAGCATGCCACAATTTAAAGTTCGACCTTGACGGTTGGGAACTTGACGAAGATTACTATAAAGCAGGGGTAGAGCGATTTGAGAAGCACAAAAGACAACTGCAATTATTCTGACCAGCTAAAGGAATTTTTCTTATATTTGTGTGTCCGATGACAAGGACGCTAAAGTAACGGTAATGAACATTGATTTATTTTACGCAAGGGAAGTAGCAGGTCAAGCCGCACCGTTCACTCGTTTCTGAGTTAATGGCTTAACTGTTTCGGGCTGTCAACCCGACCCTTGCTATTTAAACGTCAAGAAATGACTGTAAAATTTTATTCAATAGATGGTAGTAACTCAATTGAGGTAATGCCAAATTACGAACGGGTACAAGTAAGTATTGATTATCTGGATGAACATGGCTTACCTAAAGGAAAAGAAATAGCATTAGATTCTGAGGATATAGATGATTTAATCTATGCTTTGAAACTATTTAAAGAAAGAGTTGAAGATGGCACGACCTCAGCGGCATAACGTAGATTATTTTCCGCACTACATTTCAGACGGAAAGAAGATGTTCATTATTGAATCAAAGTTTGGTAACGATGGTTATGCTATGTGGTTCAAGATACTTGAAACATTAGCGAAAACAGATGACCATTGGATTGACCTTCAAGATGAATCAAACATGATGTTTCTATCTGCTAAGTGTAAGGTGGATGAATCTGTACTGATTGATTTTATAGAATCGGCTGTAAAGCTGGGTGAGTTTGATGCTTTATTATGGAACGAGCAGAAGGTTATTTGGTCTGATAAATTTGTTGATAGTGTAGGTGATGCTTACAGAAAAAGAAACAACGAATGCATGAATAAGGCCGCATTAACTCAACACCTTGAGGGTTTAGGGCGGAAGTTATCGGGTAAAGGTAGCGGTAAAGGCGGTGAAAACCCACAAAGTAAAGGAGAGGATAGTAAAGAAGATGAAAACATAGAAAAACAAAAACACCGTCTTGTTTTTTGGATTGAAGAAAATGCTCCTACTGTAAACAAGATGGAAGAACCTTTGACCTACAAGGAGTGCGAAAATCTAAAGGAGGATTTTGATAAGGAATTTATTATCGAGTTGTTTGAACAGATGCACAACTACAAACCATTACTTTCCAAGAACAAAAATACTAATCTCACATTCAGGAATTGGGCGAATCGTGACGGACGTTATGAGAAATGGTTAGCAGATAACGGACGGGTGAAAATAACGATGAACACATGAAAAAGAAATTTAAAGTATTGAACCTATACGCTGGTATTGGCGGCAATAGAAGAATGTGGAGCAATGAGTGGGATATAACAGCTGTTGAGTTTGAAGAGAAAAGAGCTAAAGAATACTCAGATAATTTCCCTACCGATACGGTAATTGTTGGAGATGCTCACCAGTATCTACTTGACCATTACAAGGAGTTTGATTTTATTTGGAGTTCGCCACCCTGTCAGAGCCATTCAACCACTAACTTTTTTTTAAATGCTCAAGGAGTTGTCCGTTATCCTGACATGAAGCTGTGGCAAGAAATTATATTCTTAGATAATTTTTGCAAGACTAAATGGTGTGTTGAAAATGTAAAGCCATACTATGGCGAGGTTTTAAACCCAAAGCAAATCGGAAGGCATTTTTTATGGAGCAACTTTTTTATTTCCTCCATTCCACAACCTAAAAAAACGATAGGAAGAATGAATGGAGACAGACAGAGTGCTGGAAAAAAAAGAGTTGAAGAAAGAAATGAAGTGAACTCTGAACTTGGGCTTCATATTGCAGAAACGGCACTCGGAATCATTAGAAAGAAAGACGTAACGCAGACAGAACTATTTACATGAAAGACCTGAAAACAGAAGTTAGCGTACTTGGTTCTATCCTTGCCGACCCTGACCTGTATCTTGAAGCGGTTGACATTATAGATGTTGACGTATTCACAGACACGTATAACCGTCACGTATATCAATCAATTGAACATCTTATTGCAGAAGGTAAGACGGTTACAATGTCAACGGTTAACGACCATATTGTAAAGGAAACAGGTAGAGAGGTTGACATTCTGAAATACCTTGAACACAGTAGCGGAGGGGGGTTTTCCGAACATCTTTTGATACTAAAAGAAAAGCAACTGGCACGAAAGCAAGCTGAGTTAGCTATTGAACTTTCTGCAAAGTCAAGCGACCCGAAACAAGACCCACTATTAACAAACGAGTTCTTACTAACGCAAGCCGAAAGCATTGTAAACCTGACAACCTTCTCAAAGCCAAAGACGAATGCTGAACACATTAAAGCGGTTACCGATAGGATTGATGCAGCTAGTCAGTTTAACGGCATTACAGGCGTTCGTACAGGGTTTAAAGAATTAGATAGAACATACGGGGGTCGGCAAAAGACAGACCTAATAATCAAAGCTGGTAGACCCGCAATGGGTAAGACATCACAGGCACTATGTGAAGCTAAAGGTATGGCATACGAACATGGTAAGAAAGTCGTATTCTTTTCGCTTGAAATGGGTGCTGAACAATTGATGCAGCGAATGATTAGCGTTCACACGGGCATACCACTAACGAATATGCGAAGCGGTCAAATGACTGACAGCGATTGGTCAAAGTATCACGAAATGGTTAACGACCTTTCAAAAGATAACCTGACCATCATTGACGATGTTTACTCACTCACAGGAATCAAAACAACGGCAAAGAAGCTAAAGATGCGCGGTGAGGTTGATGCTATCTACATTGACTATCTGCAATTGATTGAACACAAGGTTGCAGGTCGTAACAAGGAGAATGAGGTTAGTGAAATATCACGCAGCTTGAAGATGCTTGCAAAGTCTTTAGATGTTCCCGTTGTCGCATTGTCTCAGCTATCACGAGCCGTTGAAAGTCGCGGAGGTTCTAAGAAACCGATGTTGTCAGACCTTCGAGATAGTGGAGCAATTGAACAGGATGCTGATATTGTAGAATTTATCTACCGTCCTGAATACTACTTTCCCGATGACCCTGAACATGAAAACAAGGCTTACGTGATAATAGCTAAGAATCGGAACGGAGCTTGTAAGGATTTGGAGTTCATATTCAACAAGGAATGTACAAGGTTTGAAGATATTGCACCCGAACCGTTAGCTACATACAAACCGATGACAGATGCAATGAGTAATAACCGACCAAGTTTTGATGATGAACCTTTCTGATTTACTAGACCTATCCGATAAGTTGAGCAAAGAATACAGACGTAAACCTAGCAAGCAAACCGCAAAGAAGCTAGAACAAGTTACGCAGATGTGCCAAGATAAGTTGACGCTAGACGCAAAGGATTTATTGGATAAGTACCCAACGGAAGAAAACAGAAAGCTATACAGAAAGATTGTAAACGTAACAGCAAAAAGATGAGAAAAAGAAGAAAACGGACGTATCTTTTTAAAGAAATGAAGATTGTAGATGAACTACAAGAGAAAGCTATCAAAGATTCGACAAAGGACAACATCCGACACTACGAGAAAATGCAAGACCTATTTTTTAAACACGTAAAAGAATACACGAGATGAGTGAACAAGAGTTGGAGTACATTGACCGAATGACTGCCGAATACAAGAAAAGGCTGATTGA